ATCACCACAAAATTCTTTAAAAGTTTTCATTATCAATCATTGATAATGAGATTAAACCAAGTTTCACTCATACCATTGATGATGCTATCTGCAGATTCCTTATCTTGGGCATAACCTTCACTGATAAGATGCTCAACAACCTTTTCGTAGTTCTTATGAATTTCTTGCGATTGCTTAGGAGTAGGCTTCATTTTTCTACTAGTTTTATTTTTATTTAGATAAAAAAAGACCCCCCTTTCGGGAGGTCTGATAGATATGTGAATCGAGATCACATAAGGTTGGTAACCTTGACTCTTCTGTAGTAACGGTTTGCGTTACGTACCAGACCGTCGCCAGTGATAGCGGTTGTACCCTGTGAGAATGGGTTAGCAACGATACCATAGCGGGTCTTGAAGCCAATCTTGGGCTGGAAGGTGTCCTCACCAACCGCACGTACCATCTGGAGAGGTACATATGGGCAATAGAACAGACCTGCATCATAAGGGGAAGAACCCTTATAACCAACAACGTAGTACTGGTTAGCAGAAACGTTTGCCGAATAAGGATCGATATAAACACGATACTTACCTTGCAGAACACCAGCGAAGGTGTTGCCAGTGTCATCAACGTTCAGGTTAGCGTTGAGCGCAGGGGTGTAATCAAGTACACCAGCCATTGTCAGGGCGGAAGCAACGTCTGCGGAGCAGAGGATCATGTTGCCCTTTCCACGACGAGTTCTTTGTGCGATTGCGTTAGCGTCGCGCTCGATCTGGAAGATAAGACCCTTGAACTTCTCAACTGACCAACGACCGTTAGAGTCAACGTCGAGGTCGAAAGTACCAGCGGTAGCAACGTTTGCCTGAGCACCAGACTCAGCAACGTTATAGATGGTACGGATAACTTCGCGGTTGATTTCTGCGAGGATCTCGGTGCTGAGGATGTTTGCAAGCTCAGCTTCTGCATTCAGACCGTGAATTGCCTTCAGGTCTTGTGCGAGTTCGAGTGAGTACTCAGCTTTCAGTGCTCTGGACTTCGCAGTAACGGTGACCTTCTCGATCGAGAATGCCATCTCATTGAAGTGACCCTCAGTGCCGTCGCCAAGATTCTCAGCAACATCGGTACGCATACCCTGACCTACGTTGTAGGTTTGAGCATCGCCAGTTGCAGGGTAGGTAGCATCCAGAAGACCAGGATTGGTTCCTCTTTGTGCAGTAGTACCAAGACCAACGGTTCCGTTAGTCCAACCCTGAGTGTTGTTGAGGTTGGTTGACTGGCCAGAGAATGCAGTATCCGCTTCGTTGAACAGTGCTTCGGTGCCGCTCTGGGTGTTGTACTTCGAGCGCATTGCGAAGATGAGTCCAGTAGGACCGTTCATTGGTTGAACGCCAGCGAGGTCATAAGCGACCAGGTTAGGCATTGAACGTCTGATCAGGGAGATCAGAACTGGGTCGAAACCTGCAACAGGGGCGGAAGCACCAGCGGAGAAACCAGGATTACCGGTTCCAGAAAGGGTGCTAACAGTAGGACCTTCAGAGAGGAATGCTCTCTCCTCACGGAGTTCTCTCTCTTGGTTTTCTAGCAGGATAGCGGTTACCGCTCTACGATGCGAATCTTTGATTGAATCAAGACCCTCATAGTCGAGGATAGGTGCCCACTTCTCCTGCAATTGCTCAGCATTGAACATTTGCATTTGAATTTACCTCTTTTAAAAGTGTTGTTGTTTGATTATGATCTAAAAATCACTTTTTAGAAGCTCTTGCAAGAGTCTCTAAATAAGCAGCCATTACTGGCGAAACAGATTCAGTGATCGTTTCATCAGATGAGACTTCTTCTGAGAGATTCTCAGTTGTGCTTCTTTGAGTACCAGTGTTTGCTGGGAAATATGATTCCCTCAGAGTTACTAGCTTCTCACGATAGTCTGCTTCACTGTCAAACTCAACATTTTCGGCAAGAGAAGCGAGTTTGTCCTTCTGAGATAGTGCAAGACCCTCAGCGACATCTGCAAAGATTACATCAGCAACCGACTCGGCTAATCTTCTATTAAGAGCAACATTTCTTTGAATTTGCTCGTTGAGTTTTTCTTCCATTTCATCAAGTTTATCTACCATGCTCTCGATTACATCATATCTATCTTCAGGGATTGTTACATAATGATCTTCAAAAAGACTCTTCATTCCAACGAGGAATGATTCGGTCATTTCGGTCTTAAGACCGTGCTCAACTGCGAGTGCATTCTCTTGGAACCACTCATCAGCAACATACTCAAGATATGCATCGACTCTTTCGGTGAGTTCCGACTTAATACCATTGAGTTCTTCTACAAGAGCAACTGCATATGACTCTTGGAGAGACTCCTTGATTTCGGCAACTTTCGACTTAATCGCTGCTTCGAAGATGGTGCGTGCTTTCTCTTGGAATTCCTCAGAAAGCTCCTCACCTTCGAGAAGAGCGTTTACATCTTCATCGATGTTAAACTCTTCTTCTACTTCTTCTTCTTCGGCGGTATCTTCTTCTACTTCTTCACCACCTTCCTCACCTTCGAGGTCGGTCTCTTCCTCTTCGGTTTCTTCTTCAATGACTTCATCTTCAATCTCAGTCTCTTCTGCTTTCATTGCTTTTGCATTAACAATGTCTCTTACCTGAGCAAGAGTAGCAGATGGATCTTTGAGCTTAGATGAATCGTCATCTGGACGATAATTTTCGGGAGTAGGACCACCTAAATCTTCGTACTCGATGCCAGTTTGTGGCATTGGATCGGCAGGTGCAGCCCCTTTGGTTACTACGTTTTCCATTTCTTGTAAATTTCTACCAACGGACATTTTTGTTTAGATTCTTAGATAATCTATATTTATTTATAAATTAAAGATTTGAAAGAAATTCGTTGAATAGATTCAACTTATGCTCTTCAAGTCTTCTCTGATCTACAAGAGTGTTAATTCTCTTTTGAGTTTGTTCTGCAAGTCTTTCACGAAGAATTCCTCCTTCCCAAACCCACTCTTTACCTTCCATAATTCCCTGAACAAAAGCGTCAGGAGCAGAAGGATCGGCAACGATATCAGCAGCAGTTGCTAACATAAAATCTTCGCCAACAATTTTATGACCTTCATTAGTCATTTTCAGTGATCCGACACCACGAGAAGAAACGCCTAAGCAAACTCCCTCACCAATAAGTGATTTTGCAATCTTACCCATTGGAGTTTCTAAAAGTTTTGCCTTACCAATGAAGTTATTACCATCTCTATAAAGTTCACAAATTTTATGTGATACTCTATCAAGATTTACAGTAGGTCCATCAGGGTGACCGAGTTCACCAAGAGCACGTCCCTTACATACAAAGTTTTCGTTGTAACGATTTACCTCTCTTTCCATGATAGAAAGAGGGTACATTCTTCCATTACGGTTGACTTGTTCTGCTTGCAGGAAAATACCTTTGATAAAGCACTGCTTATCAGAACCTTTACCTTCGGTAATAAATTCTACTTTTTGAATTTCTTCTGTGATGAGTTTCATTGTTTTAGTTTGTGAATCCTACTTTTGCTCCCAAAACAGCAGCATTCGCCGCATATACACAATGTGATGGTAATTTTTCCAAAAGTTCAGTTTGTAGTCGAGGTAGAGTGAAAGAACCAACAACGGTTCCACCCTGAGTTTCAACTACCGTAACTAGATATTCTGCTGATGCAGAAGTATTGACCAAACGAACAACTGTTGCTGAAGTAAAACTTGTTGCTGTTCCAGTTGTAGTTGGAAGTGCTGCTTCTGCCCCAAGAACTTTAATTCTATTGGCCATTATTCTTGATCCTCTGTTTCTTCTACTTCAGACTCACCAAACATAGATGATGCTACGTATGGTTTTGCGAGTTCAATTCTCTCTGCTGCTTTTGAATAAAGAATATCGTGAATTTTGTCACGAACATCCGATGCTGATGCATCAGTTGCAATCAAGTCGATAAGATCTTCCATAAAATTATTTTATTAATTATAAATTTATTTATATCTCAGCCTTTTTAGCGTCTTTCTGCATTTGGGCGTCTGTTACACTTGCTTGTGCATCTAGACCTGGCTCTGTTGGAATCTCGCCCATTCCCATTGCATCTTGACCCATTCCTGCCATACCATTTCCTTCACCAGGTTGGGGTAATGGAGCACCAGTAATTGGATCAATCATCGAAGGATCTGGAAGAATTCCTTTTTGAATTTCATCCTCAATCTGCTCATCGATTTCAATAATCTCTACATCAGTTTGACGAAGAATTTTCTTTCTTACATATTCAGTAGAGAAATATTTTCCAATATAAGGTTCAATCGTCGCAAGTGTACCTAAACGACCATTCAGAAGTTCAGATTCTTTAAGTTCTGCGAATTGATTGTCATATAGAAAATCATATTGAATATGATCTGACATTACATCCCAGTCTTCTGGACTGACAATATTTTTAAGAATCAATTGAGTCTTCAACATATCATTGAACATTTGAGCAAATCTTTTTCTCAAACGTCCTACGAACTTAGCAAATTTAAGTTCATCTCTCAGAATTTCTGATGATCTTCCAAGATTAAATCCATCACCACTTCCAGCAATTCTTGATTCTGGAACTCCAAGTGCTCTATACAGTTTTTTCTGGAAGTATTCAATATCGGCAAGTTCTCCAAGATTTTGCCCACCAGGAAGAGTGGTGATTTCAGTTCCTCTACCACCTTCACGGCGAGGTAACCAGAAATCTTCCATCATAGACATAAACTTGCGATCATCACGAACTTCACCAGTTGAAGCATCATAGACAAGTTTATTTCTATAACGAGACATAACCTCTTTAAGGTATTGTTCCGCTTTTACCTTTGGAAGATTGCCAACATCAATATAGAAAATTCTTCTTTCAGGTGCTCTTGACAATCTGTAAATAACAAGAGAGTCCTCAATCATTCTCAGTTGATTGAGTGCTTTGATTGCTTTATGGAGATAAGAGAGAACAGTATTTTTGTTTCTATCTACAAGACCAGAAGTGCAATATACAACCGAGTCTTTTGCAATCTTTACTGACTTACCAGCACCTGCACCAGAAATCATTCCTGTTGGATAATTTGGTGTTGGTGTATATAAGAAATACTCTTCAAATTCTGGACTATGTGGTAGAGAATTTTCGTTATTTTTTAAGTTTACTCTGACGTAAGGATCTTTATTATTTTTCTTTTCCTGACGAATATACTTCATTTTCATCGGATCAATGTATCTTAGATCCTGAATTCCTGCCTGAGGATTCTTAAGATCAATGACCTTCAAATAATAAATTCTTCCATCAATATACCAGTTTCTAAAAATCTCATGGCACTTTCTATCAAAGTCCATGATTTCTTTTAGATATCTAAATTCTTCTCTTATTTTCTTTTTGAGTGATTCGCTGGCATTTAGATTGGAAAGTTCAATCTCTACCGGCGAATCATATAGATCACTAACCAATGCTTCATTAACAACATCTTCAATGGCACCATCACACTCTGGGTGAAGTGCCATTTCTCTATATCTTTTAATTAAATCATGCTCTGTTCGATAGACTCCTTCAATATCAATATATTGACCATAAAATCCACTAGCAATATAATTATCAACCCCGTCCTCATTGGTTTGAGGAACGGGGGATACTACCGAAGGAGATTGGTTTTTGTTACTATCAATAGAAAAACCAAAAAGTTTTGCCATAGTATAATCTTTTGACTCTTTATTCTATTATTTAGTTAATATCTTCACCACCAGCATTTGTGCCAGTTCCTTTAATTGCTTCCCACCAAAGAACTTGAAGTTCTACGGTAAACTCTTCGATACCCTGAGCATCATATGAAAGTTCAATAGGAGATACCTGAGTTGGGAACAAATCATACATTCTATATGATCTGAGTACAGATCCGTCACGATCTAATTGATAAACATAAGCATCAGACTGATAATCTGCTGGGTTGGTTAAACCAGTGTTATCGGACAATCTGTTAAATGTATTCATCCACTTTTCAAAAGCGGAACGAATAGAGAAATCAGTGTCGTTGATAACGGTAACAGTCCAAGAATCAAAGGTTCTGTCTCCTGCAACTTTTAGAATTCTACCTCTAAAAGGAACATCGATTGGGGCAACGTTTGATGCAGGTAAGTTAGCTGCCTTGATCAAGAATCTAGACTTTTCAACTGTTGTTGTATTTGGAGTAGCAGCATCTGGGAAAGTAAGGACAACCTCAAAGAGGTTAGGGCGAGCACCACCACCCGTTAACTTATTTTTAAAGTCGGTGATCTTCCTTAGTGGGGGTGGATTAATTTGATTTCTAGCTGGCATAGTTCTAAACCTCTAGTTTAATTAAACGGAACCGATTACTTCTTCAAATGCAACACCAGTTCTGGTGGCAATGAAGGTTAGACCGATGAAGTTAATCGATCTTGCTGGTTTGATGTAAATGTCTGCGATGAATTCATTCGCATCAATGATTTCCCCAGTGTTGTTTGTCTCATCACAAATAACAACATAATCAAAGATACCTCTCTTGGACTGAACATCGCGTAGGAAAGGTTCAACAATATTTACAAAACTGGTTCTTGTAATTTCATCGTTGAATTCAAAGAGGAAGTCCTTAGCGGCAAAAGAAATTGCATCTTCCAGATAGATGAAGAGTCTGCGAACGTTGATTCTATCGAACGCCGATGACTTACCATATCCAGTCTTGTCACCGAAGAGAACAATTCCTGCACCTGGTGAGAAGATTACTGGGTTAATTCTGTTTGAATACAGAATGTCTCTTTGTCTTCTACCTGGATTATATGCAAGTTTAACTGCATTTAGAATTGCTCCTCTTGAAGTTCCTGCGGGAGAGAACCATGGGAACTGTTGAATATCAGTTCTTGCACAGCATCCAGCAACATCTCCATTCAGTGGAACATATCTAAACGTATCATTAAATCTGTCATACATGTACTTATAACCACTATCAAAAATTCCATAAGTTGTTGAGGTTACTGGTGCATAGAAACTTACGACATTATCTGTAATAGTATCAATATTGTTTACAGTAACTGTTCCAACAGAGGAATCATTCAAGAATGCTTGTCTATATGGTGAAATAAATGCAACAGCGTCTTTTCTATATTCTGCAATTGCAACGCAAGCATTTGCCAATGCCTGTGCTTCATCCTTTCTATAATTTGCTGATCCCATTAGAATGAAATCAACTTCAATTTCCTCAGTGTTCTCAAACAGTTCAAGACCACTTATAATATCATCTAACCCAGAATATAATGCCCCTGTTGTTAGTAGATCAGTTTTTCCTTGATAATTTAAACCACCTGCAAGAGTATAGGTATTTGCTCCTGCCCCAGCAAAAATTACGTTTTGTGCAGGTTGATCCCATCCAGTATCGTCATTTAGTTCGAACTGTGCGACACCATTTCCACTGAATCCAGTGGTAACAATTCCAACTGGTTCTGATCCACCAAAAACATATCTTGAATTAGTTTCAAGATATTTTCTCCAATAAGAAGTACTTCCTACTGAATATTCTGCATCATTTGCTTTCGAAAGAGCAAGATGCTTTTCTAAGATTGTACCGGCATTACCAGTAATTGCTCCTTTGTCATCAATGACAACAACGTGGATTTCATCGAATCTTCCACCTCTTCCAGAAACAAACGCCGAAGTTCCAGGTTTATTTGCAATCGAATCCCAATCAATCTTACCTACACTTAGAGTGATTGATTGATTTTCAAACCAATCTTTTTCTCCAGTATACGATCTACTTGTAAATGCAGTTCCTACACCATTTGTGTGGATTGCGACTGCTCCAGTTTGTGGAAGTGCGTATATTCCATTCTGTTGATAATCAACATTTACCATACCGCCAGTTGCGGTTACGACACCCACCAGTTTGGTTGAAATTTCACCAGCACCAACTTCGGTAATAATTCCTTTGAAGTAACCACCAATGAGTGATGTTATACCAATTCCAGGTAAAACTGTTCCATTAGGAATTGCAACGGTAAATCCATATCCAACTTGAACATTGGATGTAGAAATACCTGTCAGAATTTGATCTGCTTTTCCATCAATGATTGCAACCTTAACACCATTCGCCCATGTTCCTGGGTTTTTGGCTACAAAAGTAAAGTTAGGAATAATGTTTAGATCATAACCTAATTGAACATAATGCTCTTCACTCTTAATCTTGATGCTGCTACCTGCACCGACAAAAGCATTTTTTAACTGTTGATCATCTGCTCTTACAACTCTCATCAATCCGCCATAAGCGAGATATGATGACGCAACCATCCAGTGCTCGTAGTGCTTATCAACCGAATATGGTTGTCCAAAAGTTTGATACAGGTCGTTCTCGTTTTCTATTAGTTGAGGAACACCAACAGGTCCTTTCGCAAAAGGAGCTACAATACCAGCAATTGACCCAGAAACTGGATCAATTCTTCCAATAGTTAAATCAACCTCTCTTACTAGAATTCCAGGAGATGCTAAATTTAGAGGCATCTTTATTCTCCATCCAGAATTAATCTAAAAATATTTATTAAAAAGACTACTTTCATTGGGGAAACTGTGCATGAACACCTCTACCAATCAGGATATTCCCAATTTATGTGTTCAATCTTAGATTTTCTCTTTTTTATAATTCTCTTTTTAGTACACTCTTTGCATTCGTATGAGTACGCTGATGGAAAAATACCTCTTCCTTTTCTAGTAAGATAAAAGTCATCTATCAGACTTTTAGTCTTTTTGCAGACCCTGCATTGGCGTTCTAAAAAAAGTAGGTGTTGAGTATTGAGTTGATCATCTATGTCTATATCGAAATCCATTATCGATAGTCCCACATATAAGACCTATCACCATACTCATCCAAATTCCAAACTTCTAAATTATTTCCATTTGATGCTGCACTCATCCATCTGTCACCTGTTTTTTCATCAACAAAAATATCTTCATCTAAACCGTCAAGGATAAATCCAAATGGTGCCATATCTTGTTCGATTTGATTCTTCTGCTCTTCATAGATTCTCTTGCGGACATCATTATCCGTCATTTCTTTGAAGTAGTCCTGAGCAACTAACCAAGAGAATATAACAAGACACATTGCCAAGTCATCATTACAACCTTCTTCTGCTTCGAATGAATTATGCCTCTGTGCAAATGTTGTAAGTTCTGATATAATGTCATAATCAACAGTCAGTAACTTATCATCTTCTAATAAAGTTTTTAAGTTAGAGCATCCCAACTTTTTCACAGCGGAAGTCATTCTCACTCCCAATTGTGACTTCTTTCCACTAAATCCAGATCCCACAATTTGACCTGCACGTCCCCTCATAGCGCACATCAAAACATTATCATACTCAAGATCAAAGTGAAGGATACTTGCAACTTGATCACCAATATCATTGACCTCAATTAATAACCAAGCATCATTGTATGCTTTTGCAACTTCGTTAATAATGCTAGGAAATAGCATTGGTTTAATTTCATTATTTCTGTATTTCGCAACAACTTTATATGGAAACTGGGTAATATCAAAAACAATAAATGCTGAGTAATCGTTACCCATTCCACGGGCAACGTCAACTGTGATCAGATAATTATTTTCTTCTATTGGATTTTGATAAATGTCTAATCCAGCATTTCTCTTTATTGGATCTTCATATACCAGGTTTCTTAATTTTGATGGATTGATAAGTGTATTAACAGATCCTAAGAATTCACATTCAAACTCAACTTTGAACTGCTGTTCAGAAGTGTTGGCAATAGTCTGCTCTTTCCACTTCTCGTCCCTACCAGGAACTTCTGACCAATGAACATCAGTTGGAACATATTCATTCTTATTACGTTCAGCATCGTGCCACATACGGTAGAAGTGATTCATACCACGTGGCGTTGAAACGATGATTACCTTCGTGCTTTGTCCAGAAGAAATAGTAGGATAAACAGAGGCAAAGAAGTCATCAGCAATGTGATTCGGGATGAAAGCGAACTCGTCAAGAAAGATGACATTATAGGATCCGCCTCGGACAGCAGATGAAGAAGTAGAGTTAGATGAAATCTTGGAGCCATTTTCTAATTCTAAACTACCTTTGTTCCATGATATAATACCTTGTTGCATCCACTTGGGCAAGTTTTCATAAGCAAGTTGCAATCTTCCAAGCAGATCTCTTGCAGTAGATGCTTTGTTCGCTAGAATAGCTATATTAACATTATCGTTGAAAACGGCATAATGTAACAAATATGAAACACAAGTTGTTGACTTACCCGTCTGACGGGGCATCTTACAAATATTGAATCTGTTCTTATGAAAATTTTCGATTAGTTTCTCTTGAAATGGATACATCTCAAAAGGAACTAGACCGTGATCAAGAGATACGATTTTAATATAATTTCTTGCAAAATATACTGGATCTTCTTTACATTTTAAGAACTCAATAATTTGTTCTTCTGTAAATTCAATCTGAGTATTTGCTTTTTTTAAATTTGGATTGCCAAGATAAACTTCACTCATAATAAAACTCCTTTTAATCTTCTACCCAAATCAATGATGCAGAAGCAGCAGTCATATTACTTGTAGAAGAAACATAGATACTGATAAAATTATTAGGTGGAATATCAATACCCAAATCATTTAGACTTGCATCCAGAGTTGCTCCGTCTGAAATATGAAATGCTGCTACTGGTTGATATGTTTGTGTTGCAGTCATTGCAAACAACCCAGCAGTGCTTTGTGTTGCATAAAGTGATGCATTAAATTCATTTGTTGGACTTATCCATCTAAAAAAGTTTGTTGTATTTGGATTTACATAAACATATATGATTGCTGGGTCTCCATTAGTATTCACAGAAGCAGTAATTCTTTTTGGAATCAAGTCTCTGGTATTTACTTTATTCTGGAAAACCAATCTATTCTTAACTGATAGTATATGATACAAAGAACCAGGAGTGTTCATTGAATCAGTTCTTGAACCTGTTGCAGAGTAAGGCAATCTGGTTTGAACTACATTACCTTCAACTGCACCCATAAATGATGCACCTCTACAAGTTACAACTCCACTTGTAGGAGAACCAAGATTTGCTGCGACATATCCAAGTTTGAGTGATGGATTATCTAAGTGTGGAGTTGTGTATCTATTGGAATAGTGCTCGTGATGGAAGAAAATCATATCTCCATTCAGAGGATTTTCTACCGCATACCTCATCTCACCAGCACCCAACCAACGGAAGTTGATTTGATAGATATTCAGTTTTGATGGGTCTAGTGTAACACCAGAGTATCCAGTTCCATCAAGTTTATCTAAATTAAAGTCTTCTTGGAATGTCCAATTCTCCGTTTGTGCTACACCTAGTTGTAAATGACTGGAAGTAAATGTAACTGTTGCGGTGCTGGTTACATTGTTGGTTCCGTTTTGGGCACCAAGAGATGTAGCAAGGAAAGTAATCTTTGTTTGGTCGTATTCTGCGAGATATAAAGCATTAAAGAGTGCTTGTGCTCTTAGTCCCTGAACGAGTTGTGCAATATTTCCAGCAATAGTTCCAGTACTTAAAGTTACCGCAGTAAATGCAGTCCCATTTATAGTCACAGTTACATTACCATCATCAAGTGCAGTAAATGTAAATTGGTGAATGTGTGCCTTACCACCAGTCGCACGAAGAATACCAAACTGGCCATTCGTATGAGCATAACCAATTTGAAGAGCATTTTCTTGATTGAAGAATCCTACTCTCTGAGTAAAACCTACTGGGTTATTTGAGAATGATGCGGTAAATCTACCAACTACACCTTGTCCTGGACGATACCTAAGAAAGTTATTACTTCTTATAACACCATAAGAGTTTGCATCTGTTCCACAACCAACCTTAAAAGTGTTATTTTCGTGAGTTGCAATTCCACTATTACTAAACTTAAAAGTCTCAAAGTTTCTTGGATCTAATCCATAAATCGCATCACCCTGAATTTTGGGTGTGAGGGGAATTGCTAGATTTTCTCCAAATGCAGACTTGGAACAAGCACTCTCATTTAGAATATTTCCATACTCATCAGCACGGAGATAAACCTCATGAAGTGTTCGTTCTTGATTTAAATAATCTTGTGTAGACTTATTCCACTGAGCCATGAATCACTCACTCCACGATAATCTTTCTGGACGATACCTTTGTGAACTTTTAATATTTAAAGAACCAGATGTTACTGGGTAAATATTGTGAACAATAGCACCTGGATATTCTCCTTGAAGTTGCTCTGCAAGTTCATTTTTGGAAGGCATAGAACCTTCTATCTCCATTCTATATATTTTACCTTCCCAAACTACATCTGCGAAGTATGATTCTACGGCAGATTCTGGTTGGGAAGATCCTCCTACATTTAGAGTTCCGTTGAAATCACCATTAATAGTGATACTTTCTGATAAAAACTTTTTGAAAGATTTCATTTTAGTTACAGTTCCAACGACGGAGTGCTTTGTTGATTCTTGAATCTGGATCTCTTGCGGTTTTTGCTGAAGTCAGTTTTGATTTCATTCCTTTCATACGCCGGCAAAAATTAGCACGACGCTTTGCTCTTTTTCCCTTTGGTTTCTTTTCAGTGACCGCAGTTTGAAGTTTTGAACCTGGATTCTCTTGGCGATAAGCATCAACTGCTGCTTGACTTAATCCATCAGTTTTATCTTTACGGTTGACCTTTTGCCAATCCTCACTGAGTTCTTCTCTCCAATTTGAAAACTGGTATTTTTCTTTCACACTTCCTGCATAAGGCATAGTTATATTATATTCTTTTTTTGATCCGATCAATTCTGCCGGAAGTGAAAACATATCCCAGTATCTAGTTCCATATTTACATTCATTTCTTAGTTCTAGTTTTTCACATTTGGGGCAATATCTATCTGGTCTTTCTCTAATTGGTGTATCCCAATCATATCCAAGTGCATCAGTGCTTTCTGATTTAGTTCCCCAACTATCTGCTCCAACTTTGCGACACTTAACTAATGCACCAGATGCATATGCACTTGGCCAAACTTTATAACGTGACTTTACTTTATGATAGCAAGCATCTTTCTTTTCTGAGACTACTTCACCTTCTGGTTCATAAGATTGTTTCAGCAAATCATTGATTCTACGATAATATTGTGGAGATCCATACTGTACTGTATCTTTATCCCCAGTCATATCTTGATATGATTTAGTTCTTTCAGATGCTCCTTGTTGAACTCTTCTTAATTTATCTGCTAAAGTTTCTTTTTGTTGTGGTTGTGGTTGGATAGTTGGTCTTTGTTGTGTTTTTGGTGATGAAACGTATAATGGTAAATATCCAGGATCACTAATATTTCTTACATTATAAGGTCTATTTGGTTGCCTATTAAAACGTTGTAAATCAGTACCACCTGGTTTTTCTGATCTTTGGGTAAAAGGAACTGGAACTCCTAAAACTTTTTGTTGAGATGTAAAACTTTTGATATTTGGATTGAGTGAATTGCTACTATATGGTTGCAGAACTCTTCCGGTTCCTGGAAGAGAAAATTCATCAAGTTGCTCACCTTGTGGTTCAAAATGTGCTTTATCAACATTTGCCGATTTTTTAGGGGTTGATGGAATAATTTTTTCTCCTTTTGGTATTAATCTTTGGAGAAGTTTATCTGGACCTCCATACTTTGTAGCATCAACTTGCTCAGCAGTTACAAACTTTGCCTTACCTTTTCTACTTGGATTTGGATCTTCTTTACGTTTTTTTGCTGCTCTTCTATTTCTCTCCTCTTTACTCATCGATGCTCTATCATCAGCATCGCGGCAGAATGGCTTTGTTTTTTGACCTGGTTGTTTGGCACAAGGTTTTCCATCATATTTACCACCTGCCTGAACCCATCCACCACCTTTAAACCAATCTCTTAAAGAATATCCAGGATCCTTTGCAGATTTACCGTCTCTTTTACCTTCTAATATTTCAATTTCTTCCTTATTCATTTCACCACTATCAACATAATCTGCTGCCGAATCAATATAATCTGCTGCTTTAGTGATTTTTGATTGAACCCAAGCCTCAATTTCACCTTCACCTTTCTTCATTTTTTTCTGAAGTCTTTTTGCTCCGTTTACAATAGTGGAAAGTTCAGATCTTGCCATCGAATACTCGTGATCTCTTGCTTCGTTGGCTGGATGAACTTTTGCTACCGAATACTTATCCCACATTGTAGGTCCATAAGAACAATCCGTTCTTGCTTCTATTTTTCTACAAAGTTTGCAATATCTCATCTCAACACTTTCAAACGCTGAGCCTCTTTTTGTATGAAGCATCTCACCTTTTTGCTTTGCAATTAGTTTCAAAGATCTCTTCTGCGCTTCACCAGGAGCACTCATAACATTTTCATCAGGTGTTTTTCTACTTGCAGCATCATAGATATCAATATCGCCATCAGCATCACGATCTAGATATTGAACAGTTGCGTGATGAACTAATTGCTTCAAATCTACATTAGGATCTAGTACATGCTGTCCACCTTTTAGATGGGAAGTTTTGTGTGTAAATTTGGAGAACTTAATCTTCTTTACACTTTGCACATCTTCGTTAAATGGTGACATTGATTTTGTCTCTTCGCCTCTTTGTCTTTTCTTTCTGGCAGCACAATGTGCTTTTTGAGAAAAACCCTTTGGATCTTTACAGTCTATTGATTTTTTGTAATCCTTAGACCAACTCATACACCGAAAAAGTTTACTCTTTATTATTTAGAAAACCTTGTTTCAGGAGTTTAGACAGTTCTGATGTTGAACCGACAAACACCGCATTATTGGTAACATTGTTTGTTGTTTTTACAACATCCTCTTCAACATCTTTAAGTTTCTTCTGTAAATCAATTAATTTATCCGTTACATCACCAACACTTTTAATCAATTGACCAGCAACTTCATATGCTCTTGGTTGATCACTTTCCGCTGCAAGTTCCATTATTCCATTTATTGCTTCTTGCCCCTTTTCTATAAGAGAATATAAGTTTGCTCTTGTATACTCATAATCTTTTCTGATATCACCATCAGTAGAAGATTCTACTTTAACGATAGGAGTTTCTTTCTCTACGTTAACAATTTCACTTTTGATATTTAAAGCATTATCAATGCTTTCATAATTTTCTGACATAATCTATCAAACATCTATTTTACGTGTTGGACTATACTCTCTCGAATCATCCAAGAATTCCCAATTTTCATCAAATCCAAAGTTATCATCTGGATTTGCATCAGGTGGAATTGGGCGCAAGGTGTATCTAAGTTCTCTCTTAGCATTTTCAGTGTCTGTACTAGTGTACATATCAACCTGAATCTTGCGAATCAGACCATCAGTACTATCAGCAACTGGACCGAAGAGATATGTTTTTGCTGTGAATGATAATGTATATATTAACGCTCTTCTTGTTGAAAAATCACCTTCATAATCATCCTGAAAATTTATACTTTCCAGAACCATTGGAACATCTTTTTTCTCCCCAATAGATTCAATCATATCAATTGTTACATTAAATCCTGGTTGGAAATATGGTAAAATTTGCTCAATAATTTGTAACGCATCATCATTTAATTTCGTTAAAATATTAAGTTCAAATCCAATATTATAAGGAACTGGCATAAAAACTTTTTTTACATTGCCATTAACATCACAAGTTTTGAAAGTTTGAACAACACTTGACTTTCTACTTGGATCATATTGTATAGAAGTCATCTCAAATGACATTCGTGGCAATGAAATCTGAGTTGCTTTGTTTAATTCTGGTTGTTGTTGAATTCTTGCAAGAAATTTTTGTCTTGGTCCATAAGCGATAGGAACTCTCATATCACTTATGCTATTACCGTTTTGATCGGTGTGGCGAATATGGATTTGGTTAAATAATGTTCCGAAAGCTATTATAGTCTTTCTTATAATTTCGTGATAATAGTACGTTCCTAACATTAATAAGTACCAAATGGATTTGATTCTGTAAAGTCTAAAATGAGATCTGCTTCCTCTTCAATCTCATCATTTTGACTATATTTATCATATGTATCCATTTGATCAAAATATTGAACAGTAAATATCGCTCCGGACTCTGTTCCAATAATATTTTCTCCCGGTAAAAATAGTGGTTGTGTTGCCCCAATACCCAAATTGGCAACCTTGAGAATGTTGGTATCTTTATCCCACGATTTAACTCTTGCTCTAATTTGAGATCTAGATCCTCTAACAACTTCGTTGAATAGGAAAGTTCCAATACCAGTAAGTGTTTCTGGATTTGCAATAACCACAGTTGGATTAGCAGTGTATCCTATTCCTGGATTTGCAACATATATTGAACGAACTACATTATTAGATCCAACTAATCCAATAGAAGCAATTCCAACGGCAGTCCGACCTACTCCACTTTGACCTGGTGCCGAAACTGTAACTACAGGGGTAGTTCCATATCCAACACCATTATCATTAACGATAAATCTAACTACACCATTATATGAGGTTTCAATAGAGCAAGTAGCAGCTGCACCTGCTCCACCACCACCAGTAATTCTTATAGTTGGTGGAGTGCTGTATCCAGCGCCTGCATTAGTCAAATAAATCCTATCAACAGATCTAATACCATTTCTAACTGCCATTAAAGCAACCGCAGTTGCATTATCTCCTGGTTGTCCAGTAGGAGAACTACTTATAGCAACCACAGGTGCAGAAGTATATCCATATCCATCATTATTGAGGAAAATTTCCCTTATATACCCACTACTGACAATGGCAGATGCTGTTGCAGTTCTACCAACGCCAATCAGTTTTAACGTAGTAATATATCCTTCATTTTCAACTTGTGTATCTATTTCTTCAATCGAGGTATCAATAATTTCATCCTCATATTCAAATAGTTCACACTTCAGTTCATAAACATAATTTTTACCTAGTTGATAAAAAGGATTTTCGTGTTCAACAAACTTAACTTCAAAAATTCTTTCTCCAAGCGGAAAGTAAATTAAATCTCCTTCTCTTGGACGAGTAGATAATATAATTTCACCTTCACCAGTTCCAGCGTCTAATGCTCCCATAAATGGGGCAATAAAATCTTCAAATCTTTCTTTTGATATTGTAATTAATAATTCATCTCTAAGACTCATTCCAAATTTAGTTAAAATATCTCCCGCACCAGAATACCCATCGTAAGTATTTACATATGCCTCAATTGCAAAATTATCATCAAATCTTGAAGATTGAACTTCTTCTATGATAGTTTTTCTATTTACAAATTTTCTTGGAATATAAACAACCTCAACACCATACATCCTAAGATGTTCATTTATTAAGTCCTGAATCAATCTCTGTTCAGATGACGTTCCTTGTAGGAAAAATGGATTAAGTGCCATTACCCAATAAAGTCGTATGGTGGAAGTTCGTAATCCATTGACATTCTCTTTGTTATTTCATCCAGTTCTCTTTCTGCGTCTTCATATATTTCTCTACCATTAAACTCAATACCACCAGGAAGTTTAACTCCTCTGAATTTAATTAAGTTTTGACCCCACTGTCTCTTAATTAATGCTGTAAGATATCTTTTTAAAAAGCTATCGTTATAAACTTTGGTATGAGTGGTTGGATCTAAAATTCTATAACAATCTAGAACTAAAAAGTTACCAGCAGACTGTGCTCCCCAATCAAGATCTAGATATAATCTATTCTGTCTTTTATTAAATCTAACTTGCTTATCGGTTGTTAATAAGAAGTCAATATCTTCAAGATAACTTTTAACCATAGCATATTGTAAAAGTTCAACTGAGTTGAAATAATATAGATCATTTAAAAATAATTGATACTTAATACTAAACATTCCACCAGAAATGGAACTAGTATCAAACTTAAATATTTTTTCAATACCTATGACTGAATCTGGAACTTGAATATAGTTTGAGGTCTCATAGAAATTAAATGATGTTGTACCATATCCAGTTACATTGGATGTTCCTGTTGTTGTAACAATTCCAACACCATTTTTTCCTTTCGCAGATCCTCTGTCAATATCTGCCTGACTTATTTGATACTTCAAATACATTCTCTCTACACCATCAAAGTGGCGCTCATTGAAGTATTGAAGGGCATCATCAACTAGATCATCTATTTGGTCATCATCAACGTTAATTTCCAGCACAGGCGCTCCTAGACGCCTTAGACAGTAATCAATCAGTTCTTGCCTACTTGCTGGTTTTGCCATTTTTGTTACGCTTCAGGTTTTTTGGACTTTTTCAATTCATCATATTTGTTTTGTAAATCAAGGTTTACTGCTAGAATCTCATTTTTTTCTTTGGCAAAATCGTCTGATAATGTTTGCAACTTTGCTTCTAGCAATATATTTTGGTTTGTTAGTGCTGCTAATTTTTGATTATATAAACGCACTAAGATATTGATATCGACTTCACTTTCATTTGACATATTTTAGAATGTTCCTCCGTCAAGGGTTGATGTCCAGTGTGGTTTATTAGTATATATTGTCGAAACTGAGGAAGGAATTACTGATAGATTTTGTATCGATCCATTATCACCTTCTTTTCTAATGTTGTAAGTATTAACAAATGTTCCCTCAACACCAATTAGACTTAATGTGGATAATGTACCACCAGTTTCAACAACACCATAAGCATTGCTTGTATCTTGTCTAATAATATCTCCTGCGGTTACAGTAACAGAAGAAGGTAATGCCAAAGTAACCTTTGTAATAGCAGTTAGAATCTGCTTTGAAGTAATAACCGGGGATGCTGGATTATTTGTCGAAGTTTGTAATCCATCAGCATCAAAATATACAACACCGTGAGTATTAAAGTCACCAGTTTGATAGTAAATACCCTTAATATCAAGATATCCTCTGGTTCCAGTTACTACACTATTAGTGATAGTTGCATCTGGAATATAAGTCCAAGATCTTACAGTGGCAGCACTTCCAACATTATTTTGATCAGTGTATCCAAAGAATCCAATTTTATTATTTGCAGTTCCAGTGCTTGTATTATAATTAAATGCAATACCACGATCAGTATTAGTGTCGTATGCGTGGGTAATTGTTAATTGTGTAGTTGTAGAAATTCCAGGAGCAATAGTTGCGTCTGTTAAAGTTATAATCTTATTAACAGTATCATAAGCAGTTACTGTGTTTACTCCAGATACCGAAAGTGCAGCATTTCCGCTAACTACGTCACCTGTATTGATTCCTGTAACAGAATCCAATCTAATTGTGCTTACACCAGCAACAACAGTAGTCATTACTGTTCTTGTGCTTGTTACATCACCGAGAACAATAATAGGATCATTTAGATCGACAGTTGTTGAATTTACAGATGTTGTGGTTCCATCTACCTGTAAATTTCCTTTTACAATAACTGTTCCTTCATTACTTAATCCATCTGGATATGGATCTAAGTATAATTCGTTACCAGAAATAGATGATATTACATTATCCTTTATTTTTATCTGATCAATAGTGGCATGACCACTTATACCTATCGTTCCACCTACATTCAGATTTTTTTCAATTCCTACTCCACCCTCAACGACAAGGGCACCACTATCTTTATCACCAGATTCTGTAACGTCGCCAATATTAATTGCTACGCCATTGGCAAATGCCCAATCAGCTCCCTCAATTTCAAATCTATTATCAGTTGCTTCATCATAACGCATTTTAACGTCTTTATCATTACCAAATGATAAGTACGTATCATCGACAATATTAATTTCACCAGTTCCATTTGGATCTAAAACAATATCACCATCAGTATTTGTTGATGATAAAGTGTTTAAATCAAGTCTTAAATTATCAACGTTCCACTGGTCTACTTTTCTGTTACTATCAAGAATAGCAACAATACCACCATCACTATTCCTTGTATTTGTTACGCCAGCAATTGATCCTGGCGTATGCTCCATCATAGAAGCATAATAATAACCACCAACTGGATTTACATTATTACCATCATCACCTACAAAAATTCTATCTTTGTACTGATTAACACCACCATAACTACCAATACCAGTTACGTATGCTAATTCACCCCAATTTAGACTAGAAGGTTTATTAGTACCTGAGGATCTTTTGATCCTGATAATACTTGCCATTTAGAAATTTCCCCCGTTGATGTCTAAATTCTGTGTTGCCCCTGGTGTAAGGGTTAGTGTAGCGTCCCATTTTCTAGTGGCACCATTATAAACAAGAACCATACCATCAAGTAAATTTGTGGCATTAACATCACTAAGTTCAGACAAAGAAAGACCTTGAGCACCAGCAAGTGAAGATATAACTTTTACTGCAGGTTGTTGTCCTACTCTGACCTTAATTTCTGCCATTTATAAACAGTTCAGGATCTAAAATATATTTATACTTCATTGAATCCAAAAGGTTCAATAGAAGACCCAAATGATGAAATAACCTCTTGCTGCTTAAAGTAAAGCTTTACATAAGATTTTGCAATGTTTCTGAGAGTATCAATACAATCGATTGAATCAATTTCAGACGCTGCCTTGTAATACTCAAAACTTTTGCTCAAATTTTCTAAATTAATTTTGTCTGGGTCCATTAATAATTTCCTTTAGTAAAGATTTAATTTCATCAATATCTTTTTTAATCATATCTATTTCATTTTTTTCCTTTTCTTTGATCTCTTTCAAACGCATATAATTCATATATGCTGACTTATCCTTATTAAGAATTGCGCCAGTGTTTCGATCTCTAAAAAGATTACTATGACCTTCAACTGGGATTAAATTTGAATTTTCCATAATTTACGCCAATGCTATACATCTGAAATCTTTAAGTTTTACCGGTGTTGATTCATTAGTTGAAGACATTACAATTTTAATTGAGAATCCATTAAATTGTTCAAGATTATTTGCACTGAATTGATATTCAGAGAAAGATTCTGGACCGTCTGGATTTACAAATGCATCAGGTCTTCCACTATTTGCAGACAAATCAATCACTAAATCACCAAAACCATCACCATCAGTATCAATTAAGTTATCATATCCTGGGAAAGGTGTATAAGTTTGAGGGACATCACTAGAATCAGCTTTAAATAGTCTGTAAAACGCTCTTATATCAGATTCTGGTTGTCTATTTGCTGCAACCAACAGTCGTAAACTGGTAGCTGGTTGTGCCAATGAAATAACCCTAGTCACAAATACTGCACCATGTGGATCACCAGTAAGTTCATTTGATCTAGAATCAAGGACATAATCAGTAATTGGATTATTAGACCTGTTTCTACCTAGTATAAATGTAGAATTTTGTATGTCCATAACAGGAGATAGATTTTCATCTTCTGTTCTAAATTCAACTCTCATGGTTAGAGATTTATTTGATGGTAAGGTTGTTAATCTAGTGGTTTCATTAATTCTTGATGCAACCAGTCTTGGAGACGCAAAATAATTAACAGTATTTAATTGAATTGGATCATATCCAAGATCCAAGAAAGATACTTCGGATCCGCCAGCACTAGTTCCAGAAATAGTTCTTATTTGCGAAGAAACTGCTGTGCCTTTACCTGGAGTAATAACATTGAAAATTGGTTGCAATGAACTAAATTGATGGTTTTGGGAGACCTTCACACTATCACCACCAAATGCTTTTTGTGAATCAAAATTCAACATTGTACTTCCACTAGATCTATTAGTTGGTGTTGTTCTATCAAATTCTAAGAAGAAATTATCAAGATTTGAATTTTCAGAATTATAATAGGTAGAAGGAATATTATGTGTTTTATTAATTCTCATTAGAGAAACACCATTAACCTCATATGGTTGTATAAAATCAGAAGTAGAATGCGATGTCTTGATAGTACCATTTAATGCACGTGATTCAATAATAAGTGTTCCAGCGTCACCAGAAGTTTGTGTTATTCCACTATATGATATAACCTCATTTTGAATTAATGCATAACCACGACTTGTTGTTATTCCCTCAAATCTTGCAAAAACATTTGTATTTGCAACAGAAACGACAGTATCATTTAATCCAAAGTTATCAGTTAAAGCCACTTTTTCTCTATCTGGTAAAATATCTTTCACTTCAATTACATTATTGCCACCATGGTGTGCATGATTATATTGCTTAATTCTAAAGACATTTCCAGAGAAATTATCTGAAATGAGAGATGAAGTTCCATTAACTGTTACTCCACTACTAGTTCTGGAAGATTCTACAAGTGGATTTGTATAATAAACAACCGAAGATGTATTTGTAAAGTTTTCACCTTGAACACCTGTCAAGTAAATTGTGTTAGCAGCACCACGAGATGAAACAGAAACTCTTGCTCCTGAACCACTACCAATACTACTTGTAGTAATTCCAAGAATTTCTCCATTTACATAACCACTTCCAGTCGTTGCAGTTGGAGTAACTGAAATTACTTTACCATTACTTACAGTAATATTTGCCGTTGCACCAGTTCCTTTTCCACTAATAGAGTACAGTGGAACATTATTTGTAGTTCCAGATGCTGGATAACCAGATCCACCACTAATAACAGTTACAACTCCAATAGGTCCACCAAGATTTTCAACAATTCCAGTTATACTTGGGCTAGATCCCTGACCAATTTTAGTTCCAGGAACAACATCAGCATTTAGTGTTCCTGTAATAGGAACCATTAGTTTTCTTGGCAAACCTTCAATTGGATTATTTTGTAATTTGGAAACATTTGTACCTCCAGGATTAATATCAGTATTATAGAATGTTAAAGTACCTGATGGGACAAACTTTGCTTTATAAAGTTTAAATGTCAAATCTTGATATTGACTTGCTGTCCAAATAGTTCCATTTTGAGACTTGAATAGTGATCCTCCAATATATTGTTTGGTGACAACTACATTCTGAACATCGGGAAGATTTTTTGTTTTAACTGTTTTCTGTCCCATTGTTGCAGTCCACATTTCATAAGCATCTGATGCAGGAGAAAGAATAACTATCGCATACTCTTTTCCAGCTTCCAAATATACGGGAGATGGGAAACGAATCCTTGTAGGTATTGGTTCAGGTATGCGTGATCCTACATATCTACCCCAATCAGGATCTTTCAGAATCTCTTGCATTTTTACACCAATTTTTCCAGTATAGACATTCTCTAAGAAATATCTAATGTCAGAATCGGTGAATCCTAATGATTTTGCATATGGATAGTCATTATCATATCCAAATTGACCAGGTGTGAATCCACTGGCAGCATCATCAAATCCTGCCATGCTTCTAACATCAAATTCTTCTTCAGGAATGTTTATTTGATCTGGACTTAAAGCAACTTGCGTATAATCTTGGACTAAAAGTTGAGTCGGTGTACCCAATTCAACAGTTCTAAGTTCAACAAAGATTTTTGCTGATGGATCTTTTGATGCAAAATAGAGGTCAAATGATGTTAGGAATGCACCTTTACCATCAACAGTAAATGACTGTGCAAGTGGATCTCTGTGTGGTGCTTTTACCTCAACCTTAACTTCAGTTGGTTGAGCTGCTGGTTTAGGTGGATTTCTTACAGAAACTCTACTAGTTTCTTGTGTTAAAATTGTTCCAGATCCACTGTAACTTCCGATCGCTTCACTAGCAAATACTGTAGATCCTGGAAGAGGAACAACACCAGGAGGAACTGCTGTAATTTTTACTGTTTTTGTTCCACTAGTAACTTTTACTGGTGGTGGTGGAGTTGTATTTGGGTCTCTGAAGAAGAAGTTTGCAATAATATCACCCCAGTTGTCGGAAACTAATTCCGCTCTTGTAATTGTTGCAACTGCGCCTGTTGTTTGCCCAACAACTGTTGCACCACGAGTTACATATCCATAATATTTTTCAGATTCATTAGCTAGTGCTCTAACACCAAAATTAATCAGTTTGGATGTTGGTGAGTATGTAGTGCCAGGAGCAGGTCTAGTTCTATCATATGGGTCTACTGTATATTCTTCCACATAAACTGATGGTGATCCTAATCCAGATCCAATATCTGGTCTGGTTCTATCACCAAATTTATGATTTGGAGTTCTTATTCTAATAACTCCAATTTCTTTTCCACCATAATAAATTGTAGCATCCTCATAATCTATGAAGGTTCCAGATTGCATTTCAATTTCACAAAGTTTTGGAATAATATCAACTTGCTGACTATCTAAGTAAAGAAAATGCTTTGTGAAAGGTCTTAGTCCATTTGCTGCAAAAAATACGTTTCTAGAACGCATAAATGGATCAACATCACCACTAATTTTTACATCCTCAACATAGTTAAACTCTCTGTCTGGTCCAGTTAATTTTGGTTTATATTTTGTAGTTGTTGTAGTAGTGGTAGTTGTTAAAGTTCTTGTTCCCTTTTCATTTCTACCTCCACCCTTCTTATATGTTTCTTTTTCAGTTTTTTTGTCTACATCTACTTTTGTTCTTGCTTCCTGTACCCATTCAGCACCGGTAGATTCTGTTCTTTGATTATCAATATATATTGTTCTAACCCAATTATCTGATGCTGGGTCAAGAGCAACACCACCAACAAAAACAATAACATTGAATGGATTAATATTTTCTACATTTGTAGCATGTGGTTGTTCAATCCAATCAACTTCCTCATATTTTAATGTCAGTAAATCACCAGTTTTTTGAATATTTGGATCTAGTAGTTTAAGATTTTGAGTAATATCAGTTTTTGTTCTATCAATAGCAGGATCTAATGCTAGTTCTGCTTGAAGAGACCAAAAATCTACGGGCGCAATTGCAGTTGCAGTAGAAGCACTTATATCAACAGTGCTATACCTTGGATCTGCTAAAGAATTTTCTCTGAAACTACTGACAATAAATCCAGATTTAAATCTATTGAGTCCATTAGCATCAGTTACTTCCAGTGTCTGTGCTTTCAGTTCAAGCATACTTAAACTAGTAACTTCTTCTAGATTTTCAATTCTTTGCTCTAGTTTTGCAATATCCCTCATTGTAAATCTTCTATTATCTCTTAATAGAATTTGGGGATCTTTCTGTGGATTATAAAGATACGCTGGATAACTAATTTGTGCCAATTCCATTGCATCATCTGAAAGAATTGGCGCACGTGGAGCATCACTAGATTCTCCTTTAACAATTTCAACTTCACCAAATCGATTGACAGTTACTAAATCTACTCTTGGTAAGTAATAAGTATATCCCAAGAATGAGGTTTCATCAGGAGATATTACATATCTATATGTACTTTCGTATGATCTAGAACTAAATGCAAATGGTGATGCCGTTGCAGTCGATGGATCAAACTCAACTACTCTTGGTCTAAAGTCTATAATGTCGGAAACCCTTGAACCATCAGGAACTGATGGAATATCTGTGGCATATCTATCTTCGGTGTACGAATTTACAGTAAATATGTCACCACTGTTTCCAGCAGAAATTTTGTAGTAATCATAAATTACTAGTAACTGACGTGCTGGTACTGCACTCCCTGCCCTTCTTCTTATTTTCGAATAGTCGCAGTATTGATCTTTATGTCCTTTATCTAAAATATAGTTGGAAGTTCTATCAATATAACTACCTTCGGTTATTGATTGGATTGTTAGTGTTAATGAAGATTCTTTGAACTTAACAACTTCACCTACTTGGAAATTATTTTGATTTAGGTAAACAAATTCAACATTTGTTGATGATCTGTTTACAATTTGTCCAACAGCTCTGCTAGTTTGTCCTACGATTTGTTCACCTGTAATTGCAACATTTTCAAGTGCTAATCCAGTTGAAAATGTAATTTTATCTAAGACAGGTGCGGAAGTATTTGTGGACTCATATACAGCTCTGACATTCACAACATCAGGAACATTTAAGCATATTTCTGCATCTTCAACTCTTAAACCATGATACTTGCTAGTAGATAATCCACTTGCTGTTGGTCCAGATTGTGTAGAAATACCACTTGTTCTTGTGATAGATACTTGTCTACTTCTTATGAAATCCTTTGTTTTATTGGAAACTTGTCTCTTTTTCAGAGTAACAATAACAGTTACATTTGATTGTAATGCCGTTAACTTGGTAAATGTGACGGTGGAACCATTAGCACCAAGTTGGAATTTTCCTGAGGTTAATTTATCAGTAGTTCCATTTTCATAGTGAACAGAATATCTTTCAGCATCAAAAGATTCAAAAAATACGCTTGTAATTCCAGCACTAACATCTATAGCATCTGATATTGATAAAGTTAATTGTCCGTTAGAATCAGTTGATTTTCCTGTAATTTGTTTAGTAATTGTCAGTTCAGATTCTGATAGATCAACAGATGCTATATTAGTTTTTGGAAGATTAGTATATAATCCAGAAGATACCAAATTAATGATCTTCGGCTCCATCAAGGAAAATACTGAATCTACATTATTTACGGTTGAAGTGCATACTCCGGTAACTGCCGCACCAACCGCAGCAAGATTAATAGAAGTTCCGTTAGATGCTATTGAAGTTATTCTATTAAAGTTTGGATCTGCTTGCCCGCCAGTTTGATATTTAACTATTGCTTCTGTTTTAATTCCAGTTGTTCCTGAAAAGAATCTTCCTGGAACTGATCCTATACCACTACTTACTGTTAATTTGTCAGTAATTGAAAAATTTGGAGGAGTTCTTTCATAAAGAACTGTATCTGCAAAAAAGTCAGTTCTTAATGAAGAATTTAGAGCAGTTGAATCCTGATATACGGATTTAATATCTTCAGTTGTATAAACATTTATTGCACTAATACCAACTTTTAATTCTGGATTTTCATTAATGATAACTTGCTCACCAACTAAAAATGTTCCAGAAGTTTGTGATAAACTAAAAGCCGATCCGTTTGGTTTTGCTGCAAGATAACCAGTAGCACCACTAGAAAGACCTCTAACGAAAGATGTTAAAGGAACTTCAGTTGTTGTATATTCTTTTCCAAGGTAAAGTGTTGTATAAGTTTGAACATCAAAAAGATACAGATCCCATTCTGTACTATCAGCACTGTAAGGAGCATCTGCAACACCATACCAATATACTCTTGCTTCACCAATTTTTAATCCACCACCACCTGCGGTTCCTGCTGCACCACCAGTGCTATCCCTCCTTCTATTATAAAGTTCAATGATATTGGACTGGGTTGTTTGTGCTCCACTAATTGATGCACCAATATTAATGTAAGGAACACCGTGTACGTTGTTTACTTTTAGTAAACTACCCATTGCAAAAGGAACGAGAGCACCATCAACTCTTTTAATTGTTCTTGGTTTTTCTACATCAACTACTGTTGTTCCTACTAGATCAATATCAAATCCTTTAACGTATGCAGTTCCTGCTGAAACCTTAACACACATTAAATTGTCATTTGGAATATTTCCCTGTTCCGTTCTTTGTCCTTCTGGGAAAAGACCACCATTTCCAGTTTCATTATTTAAAGAATTTGCAACAGATATTGTAAATGGTTTTATGGCATAATTACCTGACTCTTCAAATGTTCTTTTTGCAAAATAATCTTTAATTATGCTATATTCTGATTTATTCTGTAATTTCTTAATCTTACCATTATCAACCTTAACAAGTTCGATAAAATTAACATCATCATAATCCAATAGTTGCTTTTTAGCAAGTTTAACACTAATTTTTAATCTATCTGCACCTGGTGCAGCATAGTTTGTAAATCCCCTAGCATTATCGTTTAGTTCAGGATCATCATTAGCGGTAACAATTTCTTCTAGAACATCAAAACCAACTCTATATGATGGATTATTGTCGTAAGGATCTAATACAATTTGTGTATTAGGTACATCAACAAAAACTCCTCTAATAAAATATACACCCTTAGAAACTCCAACTGCATAACCAGTATAAGTAGCATCTGTTGATACTAATGTAATTACACTGTCACCGATGTTTAAAGTTGTATTTCCGTATGTAATATTTTCTTCTAATATTAAAACTTCACCATTGGTAAACTGCACCGATTCACCATCAGTTCCACCGTCAATATATTTCACAAAAAGTGTTATTTCCTCTACACCTTCTTCTGGTGGTAATAAGTATCCTTTTAAAGTTCCAACAACACCTGATATTGAACCCTTTACTTTTGTACCTCTTCCATTATTATAACTTGTTAATGCATCCAAATATACAGTAATATCAATCCCCAGATGATCTGGGTTTACTTTAATTGTAGTAAATGCATTATCACAGGTAACTCCTCCAGGAATTACCATAGAACCTTCTTTAAATATATGACTTCCAAAGGATTCTATTTGATTTTGTAAAATTGACTGGAGACCTGTTAATTCTCTTGCCTGAACTGGTCTGCCAGGTTTGAACAAAACTCTATAATAATTGTTGTCCTTATTAAAGTCATCATAATAAGGATTTACGTTTAGGCTAGTCTTTTGTGGCATTGTTTAAAATTCCAGTACAATTTTAATGTCTTCTTTTTGACGCGAATTTCTGCTGATTATTGGGCGATTGTCAATATAAAGTACATCGCCTGATCCTTTATTTATTTCAGGACTTGCTAAACCTTGTTGGAAGTAAACACCTAAATTAATTAATTTTGATCCACTTACGTTGGTTACTATTCCAACAAATCCAGTGTCAATAGATGCTGTAAATCCGGAAGATTTCCCAACAACTTGATTCGCTGATGCTGTAAATGCAAAAGGTCTTCCGTTTGTAGAAATACCAACATAATCTTGTTGATCTAATGTTGTTTGATTAAAGTAAAGTGATCTATCTTGGAAATATTTTAAAACCTTTGTTTCACTATCCCAAGAAGCAACATATCCATATGCTCTCCCACCAGTAACTACTTGCTCTATTTTTTCTCCAATTGTTGGAGTTCCGGATATCAATGAAAATTTTAAAGAGTGTAGTCCACTAAAAGTATTTTCAGTATATACTTGGGTAGATCCAATTGAAGTTGGATTTTTTACAATTGCAACTTGGGCAAAACTGGTATCAATTGGAAAATCTTTTGTTGAATCATCAAATCTGGCATAAACTAAAACGCGATCTGTTCCTAATTCATTGTAAATATCATACCCATGACCCCTTGAAGGTGGAATAATAGGAACTAACTTGGCACTATTTCCTATCGAATTTATATTAATAGATCCCAAATCAACCAAAGCATAACTATAATCTTTACCGCCTGATGTCACTACGGTATCTGTTATTTTACCATTTTCAACGTCAACTCTTACTCTACCACCTGTACCATCACCGATAAGTGTCAATTCTTGTCCTAGACCATTAGAATAATTTGATCCAGATTTATCGATATATACGGTCTTAATTTGATTATTATTTAAATATGAATCTCCCGACTCCCTTACTGCTTGTATTTGAGAATTGGTAGAAGTCATCCAATTATTTGGGACTGTTATGTATTCGGTAGAATCAAACTTTACAATATCACTTGGTGATATTGTGAATAAGTACTTCCAAAGATATCCGTCACCACTAGTTCCTGCCCTGGATGGTTCTAAATCTGTGAAAGTTGGTTCATCCTGAGAAACGTTTCCTTTTGGATTTGTTCCACTAGAACCATTTTCTATACATATGTAAACTCTATACTCAGAATTCATCACATAGTAGTTTGCATCATATAATCTAGATGAATTTGTCAGGGGACTTGGATTGAGTATACTATAATCATCTCGATACATTTCATATCTACTTCCAGCAGTCCACTCAATTTTTCTGATTATTCTTCTAATATTTGCAGATGTTATTTTTTTACCGTACAAAATTGTATCCTTATAATGACTGGAATATGCCAAATTATCAATTGGTGCCATTGTATTCGTATTCCAAGCAGTTGATCTACCAAAACCAACAATAGAGGGATTTGGTAAACCAACTGTAATGTAATAAGAGTTATCTGAAGACTCAACAGAATCTACAAAATTACTAGCATTCAAAATTCTGAATTGATCAGTAACAATTGCTGACATCTTTAAACTTTTTTATGTATTTATATCCCATTAAGGAAGATTAGAAAGTTTCCTAATCGCTCCACTATTTCGCAATCCAAATGTTCTTCTTTGAATTGTTGGGAAAGTAGAAAGGCCCGAATCGACAACTAGACCAGTAACTCCAATAGAAATTGGGTTTGTTCTTGTGGTAAAGTTATATAATCTACCCCAAGAGATGTTTCCACCCATTGTTGTTGCTATTCCAACAGTGTTGCTATTTGTATGGATGTTACATATTATCTCAGCGTTTGGTCCAAAATTAATTTTGGAGTTAACGATATAAACATTATCTAAGAAACTTGTACCTATTCCTACAATAGAAGCATCACCGCTGTTTACTGAAGTGACCCCAGTACCGATAGTTGTATTATAAACAAGTATTGGATAACCAACTTGGAGATCATTAGCATCGGATGCATTAGCACGGAAATTAATTTTTAATGCAAGTGGGTGTCCACCAGTTCCGGTAGTGGTACTGATACCAGTAATAATTCCAGAAAATCCCTGAACATTTGCAATACCTTTAATGGTTTCTTTTCTTGCTTTTGGAATTTCTGCTATTACCTGTGGGGCAATTGTATATCCAAGTCCAGGATTGGTAATTGTAACCGAAACAATGCTTCCATTGGAAATAGAGGCTTCCGCTGTTGCAGTTGTTCCTACACCAACACCAATCAATGGTGGTGCAGAAAGTTTGACTGGAATTGAAGATGTAGAATATCCTAAACCTGGATTAGTAATTGTAATATTAGAAATAGTTCCTGCTGCAGAAACAGTCGCAGTAAATGCTACAGAAACTGGATCATTTACGTCAACTACTAATCCATCAAATGAACTTATAGTTATACCGTAATTATTTTCTTCAAAATTAAAGAATTGTGCATTATCAACAAAAATTTCAGTATTACCGTCATTAACATCTCCAATAATCCTTGCAGTTGGGTAAATGAAAGGTTCAATAGAATCTCTTGACTTATAAACAACATCACCTTTAATGTACCTATCTACTTTTTGTTTTATCCACTCTATTGGTCTATAATTGGATTCATTAATGCCAAATCCAACATAGTTATCAGTTTCGACAGTATCCGATCCAACTACATCTAAAATAATTCTGTCTCTATCCTGAGAAGGAATTGATGGATAATATGGATTTTTCAGTACAAAAACATCATCTCCAATCTTAATAGTCTCGTTAATATCAATAATTGTAATATCTACACCATTTTGTCCAAGGTAGAAGAAAATATCTACTTTATCTGAAGATTTTGGTGGCTCTGTAAATTCAAAAGAAGTTCCTCCTAAGAATCTATATGCATATCCTGGTTCTTGAATAACACCATTAACGAAGATTAAAAGAACTGCATCAAGATTAATCGCACTAGAAAGTGGATTATTTGGATCTACTTCAAAACTTAACAATTGACCATTGTAAATTAGTGGGAATCTAGTTCTAGATCCGTTTTGCAGTGTTGCAGTGCTATCAATGTAGTTCATTTCACCAAATGACCAAGATGAGAAGTAATCTTGGAATGTCTCAACAACCTCCAACTTAAATTCCGAAATTGGTTCCGAAAGACCCTTTGCAGTTACAAGACCGACAGGTTTAAAGACATCTCCAACTCTGAAAGCATATCCAGGTCTTGCTATTTGGAAAGAATTGACTAGGAATAGTGTTGATCCAATACCAACATTAGATGGCGATGGTCCAATACTTACATTTAAAAGTAGGTTAGATCCTGTTTCCGTAGTTGATCCTATACCAGCTCTTGAAACACCAATCACTTCAAGATTTTCATAAATTGGTTCTGGTATTCTGATATATGGTTCAACATACCCAGATCCCCCACTATTAATAATGAATCCCAATGTTCCACCAGCACCAACAACGGCAGTAATACTCGCCTCTACGCCGCTGTGATTTGGATCTGTCACGGCGATAGAAAC